AGTTCGGGAGAAAGCACAGGGGGGAGAACACCTGCCCCCTGATCCTTCGTCCGAAAAAGCTACGGACAAAAATGAGGCGGGAAAGGAGAACGGAGGGGTCGGGAAAAACAGCGAACCTCAGCAAAAAAAAGAGGTTATCGAGGGGGAGGTCGTGAAGCCTACTGCGAATCAGGAATGGCACCGGATCAAGAAAAAGCTCTTCATGCAGTTCTATGAGGCGACGCTCGGATCGGTGAAGGACTCATGCGAGAAGGCTGACATATCACGCGACGTCTTCGAGAAGTGGAGGAACGAGGACAAGGACTTCGCCGGTGCGCTCGAGGAATACGAGATGCGGAAGCTCGAGGACGTGGAGCGCATGCTGAACTCGAAGATCATGCAGGGATCCGACCGAGCCATCACCTACTTCCTGGACCGACGGCATCCGAAATACCGGCCGAAGCTGATCGTCGAGCCTGGCGGTTCGATCGAGGATGAGTTCGACCAGGACGACGAAATAGAAGATACTGAATCACATGGGGGTACTCTACAAGCTGGACAATCGGCAGGCGATGGAACGCCTGTTCAAGATCAGGGACAAGAGGGGCCGCATGGTGCGGTTCAAACTTAACGCCGCGCAGGCGTACTACTGGGAGAGGAAAACGCGACGGAACCTGATCCTGAAGGCGCGTCAGAAGGGACTGTCGAAGATCATCGACGCCGATCAGCTCATCGACTGCATGAGGCGTCCGACGCAGGCCATCGTCGTGTCGCATGAAAGGGAATCGACCAAGCGCATGTTCGAAGCGGTCAATCGGTTCATCGCGAGCATGCGCAAGAAGCCGACCCTGTCGATCGACTCGAAGCGAGAGATCCAGTTCCCGAAGCGCGGGTCGAGCTACTTCATCGGGACGGCCGGGCAAAAGGCGTTCGGTCGAGGGGACACCATTTCGCGGGCGCATCTTTCGGAAGCCTCGTTCTACGCGGACCTCGAAAGGATCCTGGCCGGCGTCGAGGAAGCGGCGGAGTTCGGGCAGATCGACATCGAGACGACGCCGAACGGACGGGAACAGTTCTACGACCTCTGGCAGAAAGCGAAGTCGGGACAGTCGAGCTACACGCCGATCTTCATTCCATGGTTCATCGACGGGGAATACTCGATCGACAACCTTTCCGACCTGGAGAGATCGGGACTGTCGAAGTCGGTGCAGGAGATCTTCGACATCCCGGACGCGGAGTTCATGCACGACATGACCGACGAGGAGAAGTCGGCGCACGCGAGGATCGCGAGGGACTTCGGCATCGAGCTTCCGGCCGGAATGATGAAGTGGAGGCGCTACAAGATCTGGGACAAGGGACGGCTGTTCTTTCAGGAGTACCCGGAGGACGACGTGTCATGCTTCCTGCAGTCTGGGGGAGGCGTGTTCTCGAAGGTGATCATGGATCCGAACCTCAAGGTGCCGATGGACGACTTCGAACGCTGGCAGGCTCCGAAGGCGAGAAAGACCGAACTGATGGGAAAGAAGCTCTACGGAGGCATGGACTGCGCCGAAGGGGTGAAGGGAGGGGACCGGCACGCCTTCGCGGTCATCGAGATCACCGACGAGGGACGGGCGCACGTCATCTATGAATACGTGTCGGATGAGCCGTTCGAGATCTTCGACGCCAAGGTCGCCGAGATCTGGCACAAGTTCAACATCCAGCTGGGGGTCGAAACGAACGCGGTCGGTCTCGCGCACGCGAAGGAGCTGAAACGGCTCAAGGTCCGGTTCTACGAATGGACGACGACGGCCTCGAACCGTCCGACGATGATCACGGAACTGGAGAGCGCGTATCGGAAAGGGGAACTGATCGAATCGTACCGGGACGCCGAGGACGAGCTCATGAGCATGGTCTATACCGACAAGAGGACCAACGCCTCGAACTACCGGGCCGACGCGCCGAAGAAGAAGCATGACGACCGCATCTTCGCCCGCGCGGTGGCATGGCAGATCCGGAAGCGTCCGGAGCCTCGCGTCAGCTGGGCATGAGTGCTACTATGGAAATAAGACAAGAGCCTTTATGAAGAAAAACATTTTTCGGAGAGCGCTCGCCGGAATCCGCAGGAAGCTCAATGGGGACGTCACGGTGACGGGAGGCCTCGAGCTTCTGACGAAGATGACGAAGGGAGACCTGTCGACGACGGAGATGCTGAGGCGGTACGGGAAATCCCTGTACGTCTTCGCCTGCGTCTCGAAGATCGCGAGGAAGATCGGGTCGATCGAGCTGGAGCTGTACCGCGTCCTGAACTCGAAGGGCGAGGTCGCGGAGCTGACGGTGCATCCGGTGCTGGATCTTCTGTATAAGCCGAATCCGTTTCAGACCAAAAACGAGTTCTTCCAGCTGTCGGTCATCAACCTGAAATGCACGGGCGACGCGTTCTGGTACAAGGTGCGCAACGACCGAGGGGACGTGGTGGAGCTTTGGAACCTGCGCCCGGACTGGATCACGGTGGTCGTCGACGCGGTGGAGTACATCAAGGGGTACGTCTTTCGGAAACCGGACGGGACGGAGGTGCGCCTGGCATCGAACGACGTGGTGCATTTCAAATATCCGAACCCGCTCGACGAATACACGGGCATGGGACCTCTGAAGGCCGCCGAGAAACGCGTCGAGACCGAGGACTTCGCCACGCACTACCAGCGGGACTTCTTCCTGAACTCGGCGAGGCCGGACGCCGTCCTGAAGGTGCCGGATCAGAATCTGACGGCCGATCAGAAAGAGGACATCCGCGAAGGATGGAATCAGCGCTATCGAGGGATCAAGAATACGAGCAAGGTCGCCATTCTCGAAGGCGGAATCGAATACCAGGTCATCTCCCTGTCGCAGAAGGAGATGGATTACATCGAATCGATGAAGATGACGCGCGACGACATCCTGGTGGCCTTCGGGATGCCGAAGTCGGTCATCGGCATCACCGAGGACGTGAACCGCGCGAACGCCGAGACCGGCATGTTCATCTTCCTTTCGGAAGTGGTGGCGCCGACGATGCGCTTCATGATGGAGAAGGCCAACGAGGAGCTGGTGATCCCGGACTTCGGGGACGAGTATTTCCTGGAGTTCGTGGATCCGACCCCGAAGAACCGCGAGCTGGAACTGAAGGAATACGCCGAAGGGATCGCGAACAACTACCTGCTGATCAACGAGGTGCGCGGACGAGAAGGACTGGCACCGGTGCGCGGAGGGTGGAGCTTCTACCAGCCACTCATGAACGCTCCGGCCGGAGGACTGTCGGCCGAGGATCTGAAGACGCTGGAGCGGGTACTGAATGAATCGGGAGAGGCGAACCGCAAGACGATCGAGGCCGCAAGGAAGAAAAAGACCTTCAGCTTCCGCGGACGAAGCAGGCTCCTGATCAAGATGAAGGTCGCCGAGGGACTCGCCGGACGGGCGAAGGCACGGAAAAAGAACGGTACGGATCGAAAGAAGAAATGGAGGGGGTTCCTGCAGGACGAGGAACTTCGCAAGGCGTATGCCAGGATGATCAACAGGGCCATCGACGCGAAAGCCTCGTCGCTCAAGGTCGCGACAAACGCCTTCGCCGACGGACAGAGGGCGCGGGTCGTGTCGGAACTGAAGAAGCGGGCGAAAGGCATGAAGAAGATCTCGGTCCAGGTCTCGCAGATCTTCGACACGAAGAAGGAGGCCAAGGTCGCGATCGAGCTGATCAGTCCGTACCTGCTGACCTTCCTGCAGGACTCCGGAGCCGACGCGCTGGGCATGACCGCTCCGCAAGAGGACTTCCAGACGACGAAGCGCATCGAGAACTGGATCAAGAAGCGCGCGGCGGAGTTCGCGGAGTCCGTGAACAACACCACGCTGGAAGGCCTGGAGAGAGTACTGGCGGAAGGCATCGCGTCCGGAGAGGGCATCAGGGATCTCTCGAAGCGTGTGGCGGACGTCTATGGCGAGTTCGACTCCTACCGATCGGAGAGGATCGCCAGGACCGAAGCGACGGCCGCGAATAACGAAGGACTGCTCGAAGGGTTCCGGCAGAGCGAGGTGGCGACGGGCAAGGAATGGATCAACTCCGGCGACGGACGGGTCAGACCCGAGCACGACGACGGCACCGGAGTCGGAGGCGAGATCGTCGGACTGTCGGAGACATTCTCTAACGGACTTTCCTTCCCGGAGGAGCCGAACTGCCGATGCGTGATCGGACCGGCCTTCCTGGAGGAACGGTGAAGTGCTAGAATACGCATATGAAGGAAAAAATCTACAAGCGAAACGCGGGGTTCCGGATCAAGGAAGTCGACGAGGAGAATCACATCATCCGCGGCGTCTTCTCGACGGGAGGGGAGGATCGGCACGGAGAGATCATCGACCAGAACGAATGGATCCTAGAATCGTTCCTCGAGAACCCGGTCATCCTGCTGTTCCATGACCATCATTCCTTGCCGGTGGCGAAGGCGATCGAGCTGGGAGTCGACCGGAACGGGAACCTTGCAGGAGCGATCCAGTTCGCCGCGAAGGAGTACGAGGTGGCCGATACGGTGTTCAAGCTCTATGCCAACGGATTCATGCGGGCGTTCTCGGTCGGATTCCGTTCGGGCGAAGTGGTGTTCGAACCCGAGGAGGACAAGGTGATCCTGAGACAGAACGAACTGCATGAGATCTCCTGCGTGAACGTCCCGGCCAATGCCGGAGCGCTCGCGCTCGCGAAGGGCATCGACATGGAACCGCTCGAGCGGATGCGTAAGGGACCTTCACCTGAGAACAAAGACCATGCTACGATGGATCATGAGAAGGGAAGCGAGGATGAACCCTCGAAGCCCGACATGAGTACGCTCGAAAAAGCGATCAGGACGCTGACGGATGTCCTGGAACGCTCCGATACCGCCCGAAGGGCGAAAGGTGGAGGAAAGGTCGATGTCCACGCCGCGAAGTCGAATACGCATGCGGTCGGTAAGAAGATTCCCGTCAGGACGATCAACAGGGCCATGAGAGCGCTCCTGAAGATCAAGAAGATGAAATAACCCACTGAACGTATGTTCAAACTCAAAGAGATCCTCGCGAAGGATCCCGCCGACCTCACCTCCGAGGAAAAGGCCTTCCTTCGCTCGAAGATGTCCAAGTTGTCGGACGACGACAAGGAGAAGTTCGCCGACTGCCTCAAGGCAGAGGACGACGAAGATGAGGACGAAGATGAAGATGAGGAAGGCCTGGACGAGGACGCCGTGAAGGCACTCGTGAACGGCGCCATCGACGAAGCGATGGAGAAGAAGCTCGAGGCCAGGGTGGACGACATCGCGAAGTCGATCGTCGACAAGTTCATGGCCGGAGCGAAGAAGTCGCGTTCGAAGGTCCACGCCGACAAGAAAGTCGAGAAGGATCAGACCGCCGACGAAAAGACCCGCGAGTTCATGAAGGCGCTTCTCAACGGCGACCGTGCCCGTTGCAAGGCGCTCACGACCAGCACGTCCGGATCGGATCCTGACGACGCGCAGGCCGGACTCCTGATCCCGCCTGAACTCATGGCCGAAGTCCTCCGCATCAAGGAGGAGCAGTTCGGTCTCGCGCGCAGGGACTTCCGCTATCTGCCGTTCTCGGGTCCGGGCAACTCCCGTACCATTCCGAGCCTCGGCACTTCGGTCAACGTGTTCTGGACCGGTGAAGGCGTGAAAAAGACCTCGACCCAGCCGAAGTTCAACCTGATCACCCAGACCCTGAAGAAGCTCGCGGCGATCGTCCCGATGACCGAGGAAATCCTCGAGGACTCGGCGATCAACCTCACGAGCCTCATCGCGGAACTGTTCGCGGAAGCCACGGCGAAAGAGGAGGACATCCAGTTCTTCGCGGGTACCGGTTCTCCGTGGACGGGCATCCTGAACAACGGCGACGTCGGATCCGTCACGCAGGCCTCCGGTGGCGTGGACGACATCACCGCCGATGACCTCCTCGATCTCGTGGACGAGACGCCGACCGGCGCCTTGAACGGTGCGAAGTACTACATGCACCGCACGGTGTTCTCGAAGATCCGCAAGCTCAAGGACTCGCAGGGGAACTACATCTACCAGCGTCCGTCCGGTGATCAGCCCGGCACGATCTGGAACTACCCCTACGAACTCTCCGATGCCTTCCCGACCGCCGCGGACGTGGAGACCGATGACGCCTACGTGCTCTTCGGAAACCTCAAGAACGCCGCCGTGTTCGGAGACAAGCAACAGCTTCGCGTGAAGCTCCTCGACCAGGCGACCGTCACCGACACCGACGGGACGACCGTGATCAACCTGGCCGAACAGGACATGGTCGCGCTCCGCGTCGTGGAACGCGTCGGCTACGTGCTGGCGCTCCCGACCGCGGTCACCGTCCTCGTCGCAGGCGAACCGGCCTCCTGATGAGACAGCCGGGGGGAGATGGTTCTCCCTCCGGCGCCCGGCCGACTCGTCGAACGGCCGGACCATTCACGAAGAACAGAGACCTATGGCCGCAACCGTAGTCATCAACGAATACAACGGCGCAGGAGAGGCCGAGGAAGCGAACATCACGAACTCGAACTGGGGTTCGGTCGACTCCCCGAACCTGGACGCGGTCGACAATCCGATCGTGCCGGGCGAAAACTCCTTCGAGAAGTGGCAGAAGATCGTCGTGACCGCCATGGGCGGGTCCTCGAAGATCGACAACCTGAAGGTATGGCGCACGACCGCGCTCGGAGGGTCAGCCGCGCATGTCACGAACGCGCGAGAGACCTCCTACGGAGGCGCGGAATCCTACGTCCAGCCGGTGGCGACCGCATCGAGCGTCGCTGACCAGACCATGCCGACCTCGGAGCCTTCGGGAGCCAACCTCGGCATCGGCGGATCCCTTTCGGGGGAGCTGACCGGAACCGGATCCTCGGACTACCTGGTGCATCAGATCCAGACCGACGCGGGAGACACCGCGGGCGCCTCGACCACGATGCACTACCAGTACGACGAGACCGCCTGACAACTGGGCGCGATACCACGCGGAGAGACGAGGCAATACCATGCCGAAGGGGATCCTTTCGGGGATCCCCTTTTCAATAAAAAACAGCCATGAACTATTTTTACGACAACGAAGGATCGAGAGAAGAAGTGAAGATCGAAGCATGGGCGTGGGAAGTCGTCTATGCGGACGGATCCGTGCTGAGACAGTTCGACGAAGGGACGTTCCACCGCTTCCAGGAGATCTGTCAAGAGAAGGTCGCGGAGTTCCGCATGGTCAGGACCGACGGATCGGGAGCGTGCCACCGCATCTATCCGAGTCCCGGCATGAAGATCTTTCACTACTATTCTCGCAACTGCTGGCACTGGGGCACTGCGAAGGAGCGCAAGGCCACGACCTACGTCTTCGGATACAAGGAGGCAGGGAAGCCCGGCGTCTACCACTACATCCTGCCGACGGGGAATCTCCTGATCGGAACGGATGGAGCGATCCCGTTCGCGGGGGATCTGGCGCGGATGGAGGTGGAAGCGGCGGAGGCGCGGAGCGTGGCAGGGAAGGTGATGAAATGATGGGTTGAAGCAAGAATATATGATCGGTCGAGACAACTCCTCATATCTAGGACAAACGAACAGCGCCACCTCCGCGACGCATGCTTTTACGTGTTCAGGAGAAAACAGAGTCCTTTTGGTTAACGTACATCAGTTCAACGGAGGAGTGGACGCGCTTACGGGAGTGACCTACAACGGAGAGGAGATGACCGAGCTGGTGCAGATATACAACTCGTCCAATCTGAACAGGGTTCATATCTACGGCATCATCGCTCCCGACACGGGAAGCAACAATATCGTCGTATCGTTCAGTGCAAGCAGGACATTTCAAACTTTCGCGGCATCCTATACGGGCGTAAAACAGTCCGACCTTCCGGATTCGTTTAACTCGGATAATAGCGTAAGCGCATCTCCTTCAAGCGTGGCGACGACGGTGGTTGCAGAAAACTGCTGGCTCTTTGGAGCGTTCTGGTTTGATAACGGCACAGGTGCAGATGCGGGTACGGGTACGTCGATTCTCGACACGAACCTGAACACCGATACCTTCACTCTGGATTCCAACGGAGAGGTATCTACGGGGTCGCAATCCCTCGAGATGACGCATACGAACTCGACAAGAACAGTCAAGTTGATTATTTCGATGGCGCCTGATCCCACGACGCAGGTCGACGCAGAGAAAGACGCCGCCTACGCGGTCCTGACGGATACCGACGCATCGAAGGACGCGGAGTATGCCGTGAAGGCTCCGGTGGACGTGACGAAAGACGGTTCGTACGCCGTCACCACCACGCCCGCCAGCATCGACCTCGGAGCCGCGTACCGGATCATGAACGCGGACAACGATACGCAGAAAGACGCCGACTACGCGGTCGTCCCGTCGGTGGACGTGGATAAGGACGCGGACTACGCGGTGAAGGCTCCGGCAGGGGTCGATCTGGGCGCGCAGTATGCCGTCACGACGACGCCGGCAAGCGTGGATCTCGGATCGGACTACGGAATCGTCACGCAGGGCGGGTCAGATCTGGGAGCCGACTACGCCGTGAAGGCGGGAGTGGATCTTACGAAGGGCGCACAATATGCCGTTAGGGGCTCAAATCCGACCTCTAAGGGGTCTGAGTACCGCATCCTGACATCTGAGGCGTCCGAGCTGGGAGCGGAGTACCAGGTGGATCTGGAGAGCGATATCCAAAAGGACGGGGAATACCGCGTCCAGACCGAAGCGGAGATCCAGAAAGACGCGGGATATGCGGTCACGACGCCGACGGATCTGCAGAAGGGAGCGCAATACGTCGTCGACTTCACCGAATCCACGGACGTCACGAAAGCCGCCGCCTACGAGGTGATGGTGGAGGGAGCGGTCACGAAGGGAGCGGAGTATCGGATCGTCGGGGGAGGGATGGCGATCAGCCTGGATGCGACGTATGTGGTCGCCCAGCAGGAGGAGATCGCGCTGGGAGCGACCTACGCGCTCCGGAGATACCCGTACACGAAGAAGGCCAGTCCCTACACCCCGCTTCCTCGATGAGGACGGAAAAGCTACAATGAATCTATGCCAAAAGGATACACATCACGCGCAAAGATCGAGGACTACATGCTGATCACCATCGACGCCACGTTTCACGCGCGCGTCGACAAGTGGATAGAGGACATGGAGAACTACATCGACCGAATGACAGGCCGGAACTTCGTGGCGGACGCGGAGGAATCGGACAGAGAGTTTGATGGCACGGGAACGCGCAAGCTCGTGATCGACGACGCCGTGGAGGTCACGGACGTCCAGCTCGCGATCGGAGACTCTGACACAGTGGATCCGGACGACCTAGTGAAGTACCCGGCCAACTACGCGTCGAAGGGCGTGCCGATCTCGCGCCTCGAGATGCGGTCGGCCATCTTCCCGCGCGGACAGCAGAACATCACGGTCTCGGGGAAGTGGGGATTCAGCGAGGAGACGCCCGGAGACATCGAGATGGCGGCGACGGTGCTGGTCGCGGGGATCATCAACTTCGCGCATCAGTCCGACGGGGAAGTCCAGTCCGAGACGATCGGACGGTACTCCGTGACCTACAAGGACGACAGACAATGGGCGGACTTCGAGCGCGTGCCGGAAGTGCTGAAATCCTATCGTAAGTTTTCAATGTGATCGACTCCCACTACACAAGAACCGTGAACGTCCTCCGCATGGCGGACGGATCGAACGACACCGAGACCTACGCCTCGCACCTCGAGAGCGTGGCGTGCCATATCCAGCCGCTCGAGGACGCGTTCGCGGAGGACATCACGGGGAACTTCGGCAAGGACTGGCTGATGTTCTGCGACCGCGCGGACATCCTCGAAGGCGACCGGATCGTGGACGCCGAGAGGGAGAGCCTGATCTACAAGGTCGTGTCGCGGGAGGCCTACGCGTTCCGGGGCAGGAATAAGCAGATGGAACTCCGGATCAGGAGATCCCTTCCGTAGTATGGGCGTCGCGATAAAAGTCGAGGTCAAAGGCCTGGAGGAGTTCAAGAAAGCCCTGGCGGGCGCGCCGGAGGTCGCACGGCGGGAAGTGGGCACGGCAATCGAGAAGTCCATCCTGACCATCCAGCGCAACGTCGTGAAGGAGGCTCCCGTCAACAAACAGACCGGCGGAGGCAACCTGAGGCAGAACATCCGAGGACGCATGACGTCGAAGCTCCGGGGCATGGTCGAATCAACGGCGCCCTACTCCTCCTACGTCCATACGGGCACGCGCCCGCACGCGATCCGGCCGAGAACGAAGAAGGTGCTGGCGAATACGAGGACCGGACAGTTCTTCGGCACCCTGGTCCGGCATCCGGGCACGAGTCCCAACCCGTTCTTCCTCCGAGGGATCCAAAGAAGCGCGGGCGACATCAACGTGTTCTTTCAGAGAGCACTCGACCGCATCATCAAAAGCCTGAAATGACCCTATGACGAGCACCATCGAAGGGATCCGCGACCTCATCGTGGACAAGCTGGAAACGCTGGAGGAATCCGGAGAGAGCATCTTCGGAGAGGTCTTCGGCTATCCGGAGGGCGAGTTCGGATCGTACCCGGCCGCCGTGGTGCGCCCGACGGGAGGATCGGGGAATGTCCGGGACACCCACCGAAACGAACGGATCTTCGTCATCGAGATCGGGCTATGGCAGGAAGTCAGCGAGGGAGGAAAAACGAAGCAGGAGGCCTCGGACAAGATGATCTCAAGCTCCGACGCGATCCTCGTAGCCTTCGACCAGGACAAGGATCTGGGAGGCGAGGTGCAGATCGTGAACGTGGTCAACTTCGGGTTCGACTTCTCGACCGCCGCGGGCGCGAGGGAATACGCGACCTTCGTCCTCGAGGTGCGAGTGCTGGTGCCGAGCTACACGCCTTCTTGAGTCAATGCTATACTGAAGACATATGCCGAAATATCTCAACGCATCAGACCGCGCGCTCTGGATCCCGGGGATCGGAAAGGTGGAACCCGGAGGTCAGATCTCAGCGCCCGAAGGATTCCGGAACGCCAACTTCACGAAGGTCGTTCCGAAGAAAGAGGATCCGACGAAGGATCCCGATAAGAAAGCCGTATGAGCAACTTCCTCGCCGACTCATCCTATCTCGCGGTCAAGCCTCAGTCAGCCGCGGCGACGCCGGTCATTCCGACGGACTTCGTGCCGCTCATCGAGGAGTCGATTCGGGTCAATGCCAACTACGCGGCCGACCGGCGCATGAAGGGACTCTCATGGAAGTCCGACGAGCTCCTGAAAGCCAACCGGACGATCGAGGGGGATCTGAGGGTCTACTGCGACCCGGACAATCTGGGGCATCTCCTCAATATGGCCTTCGCGAAGGGTTCCACCACGGGAGACGCCACGGACGGATACACGCACCCCTTCACGGTGGGCGACGGGAAGCACTACTCGCTCGAGGTTTCGCGCGGGGAGTTCGCGACCCGCATCTTCGGAGCGAGGGCTGACAGGCTCCGCATCGAGTTCGAGGAAAACAAGATGGCCTCGGTGGTGTCGATCAAAGCGCTCGGACAGTTCCAAGCGGCTTCCCTTGCGGTCGCGCTCACGGGAGCGGGCATGACGGAGGTCGTCCTTTCGACGGACTATGACCTTCGGCCGGCCGACGGACTCGTGGTCGGCGACGTGATCCGCGTCGGAGGCGTCGACGTCACGCTCACCTCAGTCAATGCCAACGGCACGACGGTCGGGTTCGCAAGCACCAGCATCACGGCATCGGTCGGGGACACGGTCTACCTCCTCGCTCAGACGCCGAGCTTCTCCGCGCTTCAGGAGCCGTTCTATATGGGCAATACGCTCGTGGGATTTGGCGACGACGAGTCGGCCGCGACGACCGCGGCGGGAGCCAGAGCGACGGCCGTGCCGTGCTACGACCTGTCGACCGAGTTCATGCAGAACCTTCTGGACGCTCCGGCCTCCGGCGCGACGGGTCCGTCGGTGCTTCTCAATCAGACGAGAGAGGGCGCGCTGGAACTCCGCAGGCTCTTCGAGGATCCCGAGCAGATGCAGAAATACCTCGAGAACAAGGAGACCGCCGTCACGTTGATCGCGACCGGACGTCATATCAAGAGCGATCTCACGACGTCGGAACTGCTCACGATCAAGTACTTCCGCACGAAGCTCGTGGATCTGGAGGAACCGCTGAACGTCGGGGAGTACATCTACGACGCGGAAACGCGTGAAGTCCTCTACGACTCCTCCGAAGCGAAGGCCGTCACGTTCGCGCTCGTGAACCGCACGGCGGGAGGGTCGTACTGAATCATAATCAACAGCCATGGAAAGGAAGACCATCGAGTTCACGGCGCCGACCTCCGGAGTCAAATCCTACATCTTCGAGTGGATACCTGGAGAGGACGAGGACTACGTGCAGGAACCGCTCCTCGCATCCGTGCAGATGAAATCGTTTACCGGCACGCCGGAGATCGGATCGTCGAGCATGGGTTCGTGCATCGTCGAGTCGAACAAGAGACAACTGGAGGTGTGGGTCGCGCGGGTCGTCCACGGCGAGACCGTCGTGGAAGGAAGGGAGGCGGTCGGCGACTTCCTCAATAAGAGTATCCCGTCATCGGACAGGGAGTCCATCCGTCAAAGGATCGCGTATATCGAGACGCGCGCAAAAAAAAAGTCAGAAGCGTCGAACTCCGACGAGCCTACCGCATCTGCCGAATGATGGGATGGGACTGGCATACCTATAGGAGCCAGCCCGCGCATTTCATCCAGGCGGTGGAGTACTGGTCCGTGAAGGACTATGAGGAATCCAGGAAGCGCATGAAGAACTGAATATGGCCGAGATCAAGAAACTCACTGCCGTCGTCGAGGCCGAAGATCGCACGGCCGAGGGTTTCAAGTCCGTCGAATCGAGGCTCAGTTCGGTCCAGGGCAAGATCCAGGACATGCAACCGGCCTTCAAGAAGATGGCCGCGGTGGGCACCGTTGCGTTCGCGGGGATCGCGGCCGGAGCTGCCGTCGCGGTCAAGGCCATCATCGAGCAGGAAAAGGCGCATCGTCAGCTCGAGCACGCGGTCGTGGGCGTGTCGAAAGGGACGAAGGCGCAGGTCGAGGAGATCAAGAACCTGGCCGACGCGCTGGAGAAAAAATCCGGAGTCGACGCCGACGCGCTCAAGATGGGCGCCGCCCAGCTCTCGACCTTCGGACTGCAGACTTCGACGGTGGTCACGCTCACCAAGACCCTCGCGGATCTGACGGTCAATCAGAAGGGGCTGACGGCCTCCGGTGACGACTACGTGGCGAGCGCGAACATCATGGCGAAGGTCCTGCAGGGGCAGTTCGGCATTTTGGAAAAATCAGGCATCCGGTTCACGGAGCTCCAGCAAGAGATCATTCTTACGGGTACGGAATCCGAGAAGGCCTCAGCCATCATCGAAGGACTGAATCAGAACCTACGGGAGACCACCGACACCATCGCGGGATCGACCGAGGCGCAGATGGCCATCCTCAAGGCCAGGATCGACGACGTGAAGAAATCCGTCGGAAAGGGACTGACTCCGGCGCTCGGAAAACTGATGGAGACGGTCAAGCCCGTCATCGAACGGATCGCAGTCTGGACCGAACAGCATCCGGAACTGACGGGAAAAATCATCCTGGCCGCAGGAGCGGTCGCGGGACTGGTCGCCGTGGTGGGCACGCTGGGCATGCTCCTGCCTGGGATCATCACGATGTTCACGTTGCTCGCGGGACCGGTGGGCATCGTGATCGCGATCATCGGACTCCTGGCGCTCACGATCAGGAACGTCGTCACGATCTACGA